CTGGCCGAACAGACGGCTCACCGGCATGTCCGCCGCGGCGGCGACGATGGTGGTGAACTCGTGCAGGATCATCGGCAGGCCGGCGTAGTTCGTCTGCACTCGCTGCCACTCCTCTTCCTTGTCGAGGAGCAGCGCGCTGATGACGCTCTTGGTCTGCGCCGACAAGGTGAACCGCTCGAGCAGCTTGTTCTTGTAGCCGGGCGAGGTCAGGTTGAGCGCCATCTCCGGGATTTTAACGACGTCCAGCTTGCCGTCATTCACGATCGCCGCAATCGACTGCAGGCTGCTCGTGAACCCCATCATCGTATCGACGACGGTCTGCAGAACGCTGTCGCCCCAGCCGCCTCCCATTGGGGCCAGCCGCCAATCAGGCAGCTCATTGCCTGCGTATTCGAGCACGCGGCTCGGATGAATCTGCGTCATGCCGATGCCGATGGTCGGGATCGTCTGGAGCTGCTGCCCCTGTTGTCGTCCGAACGGGATGACGTTGCGGAACCCTCCCGCCTTCGGTGCCGCCGGCGGCGGAGGCGCGGGCGCCGTGGTGCCTGCCTCGCCCTCGAAGCCGAACATCGGCGTCGCGACCGTGTAATAGGCAGGCCGCGTGTAATAAGGGTCCATCACGTTGTAGATCCGCGGGCCCGCGTTAAGCTCATAGCGATTGAGCACCACAACGTATTTGAGGCAGCCGCGCCCGCACTTCTCCAGGTTGAGCGGCTGGCTCGGGTCATTGCCGTCATCCACGCCGACGATCAGCGCCGCCCCGCCATAAAGCCGCGCCCGCGTGATCCATTGCTTCACCTTGCGCTGCAGGTCCATCGTCTTTTCGATGGTCTCCAGCGCCTCGATCTGACTCTGCGACGCCTGCCACGCGCGCCACTCGCGCGTCACATCCTCGGCCGGAGCATCGCAAATTTTTCGCGCCAGCCAGTCTCCGCGATACATGTTCTCGAGCTGGTTGCGATCGAGCAGAGTGAAGTCGTATTGAACGCTCCTGCTCGGATCGAGCCCAGGCGTGCCGAGGCCGGTCACGAAATTTTTGAGCGTGTCGCGGACAGTTGTGTAGTAGCTCATTGCTTCGTTCCCGCCGGCGCCATAGCGAGCCGGGCGCTCTCGATCTCCCGAGTGTCCCGCTCCTCATCCAAAACGTCACGGCCCTGATGCAACGCGCACGCGTCGTCGCTCACACCGACGATCGGCCGCACGAATTGGAAAGTGACCTTCCCCCCCGACATTGACACCTGTGTCGGTGTCGGCGGAGCGCCCCCGCACACCCGCCTGGTCAAATCCTGCGGCACGATCCGCGCGAAGCGGCACGTTCCGCAGCGCTTGATATTCATAACCCCGACCATCACGCCACCAAGCCCATGTCCAGATACTCCTGGACTGCCGCGAACATCTCGTCGGCTTCCATTTTCAATTCCACTTCCTTCCGGATTACGGGGCCATAATGGTTCGCCAGATTGCGAAGCGTCAGGCCGTGCGTCTCCACCGCAAAAGCCGGGCATTCCTTGCACAGCTTCTGAAACGCATAGCCTTGGCCGCTGCCGTAGCAGCCCCACTCGTCATCCGTGCAGGAAACCCCATCGGCAAAAACGGTGAGATAGCAGGTCGCCACGTTCCGCGGGTTTGAATACTCCGCCATGAGATTGCTGAACGCAGGCTCGCTTGCGCTGTGGGCGTTCCATGACGTTTGAAACAGGCCCGCCTCGGCTGTGTCGCTCGACACGTTGTCGGCCGACAGATCGCGGCCCTCGCAGTGCCTTCCGCTCGATTCCCGCATCCCGCTGCCGAGCATCAGAGCATAGAGGTGGCGCAAGGTAAGTGCCCCCGCGGCCTCGTTGCTCATCCCCAGCGCGTCGAACTGGCTGCGGTAGATGTTGAGCGCGTCCTTGTCCGATCCGGTCCGCGCCTTCGCCATTTCGACCGCCGCCGGGTGCCCAAGCTGAAGCTTGCGATAGGTCTGGGCAAACGCCAGCGCCATGCCTTGGGTGAATCCGGGCGGGGCAACTCCGCGGTCCTTCCAGGGATACTTCGAAATTTCGCTCTCATCGGCGATTACGCAAATCGCCTCGATGTCCCGTTCGTGCAGCGCGTGCGGCGGAGGCGGCAACGGCGGCTTGCTGTCGTACAAAGCCGCCCACGTCTGCTCGCCGCAAATGCCGTCGGCGGCAAGCCCTCGCGTCGCCTGGTAATGCGTAACGGCATCCTCGGTCCCGTCGCCGAAATCACCGTCTTCGTCGAGGTCCGGGTGCAGTTCGGTGAGGTTGAGGAGGTGCTGCAAATCCTCCACGTCGGGGCCCTTGTCGCCAAGGGCGAGCACAGGGCGCTGGTCCAACGGCTCGTCCAGCGGGTCCTCGACCCAGGGCCGTTCGGGCGGCTTCTCGCTCGGCGCGTCCGGCACCGTTATGCCGCTGAGGGACTCCGCGATCGCTTTACAGATAGCGTCGAAGTGGGCGCTGTACTTGTTGCTGTCGTCTGTGCTGTCGCAGAAGCAGACCTCCAGGAGCACCGCCGGTTTGGCCGTGTTGTTCAGGAAAAACAGGTTGTCGGTGTGCTTCTTGCCGCGGTCCTTGAAGCCGCCGGCCTTGGCTATCGCCGCCGAGATCGTCGCGGCATAGTCGGCCATGCCGCTGCTCGTGTACCAGACTTCCGTGCCGTAGGCCCCCTCGGTGGCGTTGAAGTGGACCGAGACGTCCCGATCCCTGGTTTGCTTGTTGTGCCAGTCCACGATGGTGTTGAGGTTGGTGTCCTGGTCATGGGAGGTGTTATCGTGAAACGTCGCCGTCTTGACGCCGGTGCTTTTCAAGTATTCCGCGACGCGGTCGACGACCCGTCGTGCTTCGTCGACCTCGTCCAGCTCGGGCGGCACTGGATTGCCGCTCGCACCCCTAATGTACTTTCCATGGCCGGAACTGATCGCGAAACTTGGCATCGCCTTGTCATCCAATTATCTGTGAATGATGGCATCGCGACCTCCTTTCCAAGGTTGCTTTGTCAAGCGGCGGTCAGGCGTTGCTGCGTCTGGCCGCCACGCATTTTTAGCCGAAGCGCAGGCGCGGTACTCCATCCACACCGCCGACGCCGAACACGTTCAGCAATATATAAAGTGCCGCCAGAACGATAATAATCACGAGCGCGACGCGGATGATCTTGTTCGCCGGCTCCGGCAGCGGGAAATTGTCGAGGATGTAGTTCACCAGCCACCAAAAGACGGCGAGAACGATCACATAGATGATCAAGGTGATGAGGGCGCTGAGCATGACCGCCTCCTGCTTCTAGCTTCGTTACTCCGGCGGCACCACGACCGTGGGCGGCACGCTTGGATGCTCGGGCACCACCTGCGGCTGAGGTTGCGGCGGCGGTGGTTTTGGCACCTGCGGCGGTGGAGGTTTCGGCTTATCCGCATTCATGGCTTTGTTCCTGTTAAGCGGTTGCGGCTTTAACTGCCCACATGGCTGCGTCTTCGTAGTGTGTTTGTGCGAGCGACGCTAAACGGGCGTCTTTCGATTTCAGTGTCTCGCATAAATCGATGAGTTCCGCCGACTTCTGCTTGATCTGGTCGACGACGCTATCGGCGCTCGGATTGAATTTCGTTCGCACGCGATCCTCACCAACACTCATTGTTGCTCTCCTTGGCGTCCTATGCCGCCCCTACGGCACGACGCATTTCGACAGCAACTCGGTGACGTGCTTCTGGTACTCAAGCTGGCCGTCGAGCATCTGGTGACGAAACTCGGCGGCCTTCGCCAACGCATAGAACATGAAAACCAGCATCGCGATGTTGGCGACGATTAACGCCAACGTCGCGGGCTGCGCTTTGAGCGCGTCGATGAAGCTACGCGCGGTCTGTCCAGCTTCATCGGCAACGCCAGGGTTCATTCAAACTATGCCTTTTTCGGTCCTGGTGTTCCTGATGGGAAAAATCCCCATCCGTAATCAGGATGGTAGCCCCAACCAGGTTCGCCCTCCGGCGGCGGTTTCCCTCCTTCAGGCGGATTCGCAGGCGGCGGCGGGATCACGATCGGGTGCGCCGGATGTCCCGGAGATGGCCAAATCTGAACAGGCGGGCCGCCCGGCTCGTAGGGCGGCAGCACGATCGGGTTGGTCGGGAAGCCGGGTCCTTGTGACGGATACGGAGGCTGCCCCGGCAAGCCCTGGTCAGGCCGCGGCGGCGCTACGCCACCCCAGTAGCCGGGCGGCTTGCCAGGAAGCCCTTGATCAGGATACGGCGGGGCGACACCGCCCCAATAACCAGGCGGCTGCCCCGGCAAGCCCTGGTCCGGATGGGGAGGAGCGACACCACCCCAGTAGCCGGGCGGGCCGCCGCCCGGCATCGGACCACCGCCGACGCCAACATCAGAGAAAAAGAGAATTCCTTGGAATGTTACCG